TTCGACCCGGCCAAAGCACTGAACGCGTCCTCCGCGTTCTTCAGATTCCCTTGGAGCTTCTCGTAGGCGCCCCCCTGGCTGAGAAGCGCGTCCGTGACGAGACCCAGTTCGAGCTTCATGCCCTTGGCCGTCGCGAGCAGCCCGGTCTCGGATGCCTTCTTCGCGGCTGCCTGCCGGACGGTCTCGTTGATCACGCCGTTCTGCTCGCGGATCACGTCGGCGACCTCGCGGCCAGCCTCCGCCAGTTCATTCTGCCGCCGCTGCGCGCCGCCGGTCGCGGCAGCGAATAGGCCCAGCAGCGTCGCGCCGATACCGATCGCGGCACCCCACGGTCCGGAGAGGAACAGACCGAACTTGCCCAGCGCGCCAGAAAGCCCGCCGCCGGTGGCGACGAGGGTGCGCATCGACTCGCGGAACGCCAAGATCTTCGGCGCCGCGATGAGCGCGGCCCCGCCGAACACGGTGACACCGATGGCCGCCAACCCGATCACGCCGATGACGTCCTTCACCGGGCCGGGCAGCGCCTGGAACGCGGCCACCGCGTTGCTGACGCCTGTAGCCAGGGACACGAACATCGGTGCCACTGCGGCGCCGACGTCGATCGCGACGTCCTTGATTTGGTTCCCCGCGACCTGCAGCTTGCTTGCGCTCGTCTCGTAGCGCTTATTCGCCTCGTCCGCGAGCGCCTTGTTCTCGGCCCACGAACTGTTGCCCACCTGCAGGGACTTCGTGAACACATCCGAGGCCCCGGCTGCGCGGAGCAGGGCGTCGCGGACACGGACCTCCGACAGGTTCAAGCCTTCGAGGGTGCCGAACACGTCGCCGCCGGACTTCTGCATGCGGTCCAAGCCCTGGATGAACGACAGCACCGCGCCCGCAGCGTCGGTGCGGAACGTGGTGGCGAACTGCTGCCCCGACACCCCCGCCACCCGGGCGAACGCGTCGAGCTTCTCCCCACCCGTATTGACGGCCTGCGCGATGTCGACGAACACACGGGAGATCGAGCTTCCGCCCGCTTCTGCCTCGATGCCCACAGAGGACAGAGCGGACGCGAACCCCAAGACCTGCGCCTCGGACAAGCCGATCTGGCGTCCGGCGCCTGCGATGCGCAGCGCCATCTCGATGATGTCCTTCTCGGTGCTGGCACCGTCGTTGCCCAAAGCCACCAGGGAGGAGCCGAGCCGGTCGACGTCCTTCGCTGACGTGCCCATGACGTTCGCGAACTTCGCGAGCGCCGTGGCGGCTTCCTCCGCCGTCAAGTTGGTGGTGTTCCCCAAGTCGATCATGACTTTGGTGAACTCGGCGATGTCCTTCCGCTTGATGCCCAACTGGCCCGCAGCCTCGGCGACCCCCGCGATCTCCTCATGCGTCGCGGGAAGAGTCCGCGCGAGCTTCCGCAGCTCCCCCTCCAGCGCGGCCATCTCCGCGTCCGACCCGTCGACCGTCTTACGGACCCCGGTCCACGCGGTCTCCCAGTCCATCGCCGCTTTCGCCGCCATGAGCAGGCCCGCGGTCGCCACCACACCGAAGGTGGCGAAGCCCTTGCCGAGGTCGGTGATCGTCTTCCGGTGGACGCGCTGCTTGGCCTCCATGTCGGCCAGTTCGCGCTTCATCTTGCCGGTGAGCGACCCGGCGGCGTCCATCTCGCGGCGCAACTCCGAGATGTCGGCGCCGATCTTGTATTCGAGACGTTTCTGGGACACCGCACACCCCCTCGGCTATGTCGGCGGGCAGGTGGGGCATCCAGCCGGGCCCGGGCGCAACCGGACGTGCAGGCCGGGGATCTTGCCGCCCTTGATGTTCGGGTGCTCCTGCTGGCGCTGGACCTTCACGCACCCCGGGCACTGGTAGTGCTCGGCGTGGAACGCGCCCGCACCGGCCGCCCAGTCGTCGGGGTGGGTGCCGCACGTCTGGCAGCGCCGGTTCTCGTGTGCCTGCCACGACAACGCGGCCTGCTGATCGGCCACCGACCAATCCAGGAACACGGAGAGAGCGATGCCGCGCGGCGCGCAGTACGCCATGCGGGCGGCGTACAGGTGGTCGCGGCCTAGCCTTTTGGGAGGCGCGGGTCCGGGGCGAAAACGTTCAGCCGCAGCAACGTCATCTTCAGCATGTCCCGGTCACCCGCGGTCCACGCCTCCCCGGTGAGGGTCTCCGCCCACCAGTCTGCGTCCTTCAGGTCTTCGTCGACACACGAGGCGGCCAGCAGCAGTGGAAGCGCCCGCGACCAGTCAACGTCACCGTCGCCGTCGAGACACTCGGTCTGCCCGGCTTCCCACTCGGCGTCCGGCAACGCCTGCAACTCGACCAGCTCGCTGTGGGACTCGACCGCCGTCTCCGCCTCCGCGACCTGCCGAGCAAGGTCCGCGACCTCGACCTCGTCGACCGGGTCGCGGCCACGGGCTTGGGCGAGAGCAGCCATGGCCCCCATCCACACCTGCTGATCCGCTGAAGGGTCAGAGACCTGGATAGGGGCAACGAGACGCCGGCGCTGCTTCCCCGCAATACGTTCACGAATGGAGGTCACGTCTGCGGCAAGGTCACGTTCTCGGAGGGCTGCGCGGTGATCGCGAAGTCGAAGCGCAGCATCGCCGCACCGTCCATCGACCGCAGCGGCGCCACCGCACCCACCTTCACCGCGAACACGTGGCCCTTCGCCGACGCGAGACCACCGTCGGCGATCACAACGTACCCGGCGGTGTCACGCGGCATCAGCGTCCGCAGGTCCGCCTGCAACTGGTCCTGGTAGACGGTGATCGACGACGACTCAGCGGTGATCCGCCCCGGGATCTGGGTGACGAACCGCTCCTTCAAATTCGGGGTGTCGATGAACGCGGTTGACACCGTGAACCCCGCCATGTCCGCGATGACCGGCGTCAGCTCAGTGCCACCGTCCAACTCGGCGTACGTCGGTGCCGCCGCGTTCGAGATCGACGCGCACCACAGGACCTGCGTGGTGCCGACCGCGAAGAACTTCGTGATCGCGGCGGGCTGGTTCGGGGTGATGGGCATGTCCTACTCCTTCGTGGAGCTGCCGCGACCGCGGGCCGGGCTCGGTGGGGTGGGCTCGACCGGCGTCTCGCCGGGCAGTTCGTCGGGAAGTTCGTCGGCGACCGGGACGTCCGACGGCCCCGCAACGGGGACCACGTTCCAGCCGTGGCCGGTGTAGTGCTGAAGCGCCGACTCCGGCACGAGGGCGGGCTTCTCGATGCCCTCCTTGGAGATCCACACGAAGTCCACGGTCATCCTCCGAATCCGATTTCCCGCGCGGCCTCGTCCAATGCGGTGCGCAGCGCGGTGTATGAGGTGCCCTCGTTGGCCTGGGCCGCAGGAAGCAGGAACGGGCGCGACGCTTGGTCGACCCATGACCAGGCTTTCCGGGTGAGGTTGGCGCTGTCGGGGAAGACCGGGTGCCGGAACTTGCCCTTCCCGGTCACGTCTTCGTAAGGGCGGGCGTGCGGCGCCGAAGGCCCGCCGGCGGAGATGGTGACGCCTTCGCGTGAATCCCGGAAGGACACCATCACCCGGATCGTCGCCGGGATCCTGGTGGACCACGACGCGTTCGCCTTCGCGTCGTCGGCGATGGCTTGCCCCGCCTCGCGCAGCTTCGGGCGGATCGCCTTGCGTGTCGCCGGGGTCAGCGCGGCCATGTCGGCGGCGATCTGCTCGACGAAGTTCACAGGATCGCTCTGCCTCGCACGGTGAACGCGATCGTCGACTCCGCTGTGGTGCCGACCACCGCGTGCCACCAGTTCAGTTCGGTGCCGATCGTCGCGTACCCGCACGTGCCGTCGAGGGTCATGTCCGCGGCCAACACATGACGCACCACGGCGAGCAGACCGGCGGCCTTGCGGTCGGCTTCGAGGACAGCGCCCTCGCTGCTGCCGTCGGCGGCGCCGATGACGCAGGCGATGTTCCAGCCCTCTTCGTCGTTCGGCCGGTATCCGCGGGGTGCCGACGTCTCCACGGTGAACGCCGGGCGGTCGTCTGTGGACCACGCGACGACGATCACCTTGTCGCGCCAGTCGCCGCGCTTCTCCGGCCCGTACTGGACGGTCACCTCCGCCGGGTCCACGGCAGCCGTCAACCGGCCCATGAGCGCCTGCACCGCCCTCAGGACCGTTGTCTC